TTATCCCCTTTCTATCTCCTCTTTCTTTTTCTTCCATTCACTACGTTTTTCATAGACTTCTTCCATCTGCCCTTTTAGTTCATCCGAAATCTGGATTTCTTTGTTTTTTATATATATCCTCCACTTCCCTGGTTTCCCGTAAAACTTACAGTTCCAGGTTCCGCCCTCCGGCCACATCCTTGATATTTCTTCCGGCCATTCCGGCCTTGGTCCTAACTCCTCCAATGCCTTGTTGACGCTTGCCATCTTGTCTAATTGTCTTTGTTTCTCTTTCGAGTACATCATGATATCCACATCACTGGGATAATTTTTGACCTTCGCGATGGATTCCACCTTTTTTATGGTTTCCTCAAATTTCTCCATCGATGTGTATAGTACCCATCTTTTATAGCCAGAGCCACCCATAATCATGTCATTCAGTAATCCTTCACTTGGAAACTCATCTGTCCATACTGCACCAAGTGACTGTATTTCGGCTTTATGGGGATACGTGTCCCCATAAAAGACAATTGCTATGTCCTCATCATCAGGTTTATTATAAAACAACCCTCTGCCATCAATCCTTACATCAGCAACCAGCCCCATCTCTTTATCTTTTTTTTCCATTTTTGCCTTATAGCAGTCAGGACATAACGCCTGACGCCCATACCATTCAATCTTGCTTTCACGGTCCTTGGTTGGGCCGAATAAATCAACAGTACCTTTATGTCCACATGAATATACAACATCATACTTCATTTGTTTTACCTCCCACAATCACCAACATATGGTATATATTTCTACCTCCTTCTTACTACTATATTTCATCTGTATAGGTTTCGATGTTTTCTAAATAATCAGCTAATCTTCTTAGCGACTGAATTACATCTTGTTTATCGTATCTTCCATCTTCCGCTTCAAAGGTCACATCACCTTTATCCCTGTTGAACCACCAGGATAAAGTCCCTCCTCCGCTAATAGATGAGAAATCGGGTATCGTAAAAAACTCAAGCTTTGCATTTTCCATTCTTTCTTGTTTTCTCTTGTATTTTTCAAGCGCCTTTTTTTGTAACTTTTCAATCAATTCTGGATTCTTTTGGTTTTTACAAAAACCTTGCATACTATATTTGTTCATAGTTTCCTCCTTGTTTAGACAGCTTGCCATATTACAAATTATATGATATGCTTAAATTGTAGAATGAAACATTAAATTGTTTGTTTTTTGAATTGGGGGAGCGGTGGCAAGCCCGCCCTCCCCTGGTTCATTGTCCTGTCCCTTATGGGACTTTTTTAATTGTCCTCGATACCTTTCTGGGTATCGTCTATGAGTTTGTCCACCATTGTTTCGGCCCGCTCATATTCTTTGTTTTTAAGTGCTTCCTTCAAATCTTTCAAATCCTGTAGCAATCTCCGTAAGTAACTTTTAAATACGCTCATTTCCTCTGTCAAGTTCCTTTCCTCCTTATTGTTAAGGACCTTGCCTTCCTTAACTATATTCATTATATCACTATTATTCGTGATTGTCAATTTGTTTTTCACGAATTTTAGATATTATTTTTTCTCTATCATCTGCGGTTTCAATATATTTTATAATATCTCTGGGTTGCATTTCAAGGATACAGCATAAGCGATTAAGATTATCCAAAGAAATCGAGGTGTCATTTTCTCTAAATTTTCGCATTGTAGATTGCCCAAATACGCCAGTTTCTTTTGCTATTGTTGTATTAACACCTGCCTTTTTTAATTCCTCTATTATATCGATTTTATATTCCAGCAAATCCATTTCCCCCCTTTCATACTATCTTCTTCTATAATAATCCAGGTTTAAACAATTGTCAAATATTTTCTCTAAAAAAGGTGATTTTTTATATTGGCATTCACGAATATTAGTGATATAATATAGTCAGAAGTTAAGAGAACGGAAAACAAAAACAGGAGGAACAATAATGAAGAAATATAATTTATCAAACATCATGAAGCGGGCATGGGAATTAGTAAGGAAAACGGCAATGACAAGGAGCGCCGCACTCAGGCAGGCGTGGAAGGAAGCAAAGGGAACGATGGAAAGCTTACTGGAAACCTTAAAGACAAACCTTGAGGCTATGGCTTATGGGGATTACCACATCAATGCTGGCGTTGACCGCCAGGTAACTGTAAGGAATTGGGAAAGTGGTAACGCCAAGAGGGCGTACCTCACCATCAACTGCTTCACCGCAAATGGCCGTGGCAAAGGCTCCTACAAATGCGGTTACGTAGATTTAGTAACCAATCAGTATGTTGTTGGTAAGTATGACGATGTAGACGCAGCCAATAGACAGTACATCGGCAGGTAACATATCATACACCCGCCCCGGAGGTTACGAGGGCAGAGAGGATACTGTATGAAATGGAAGAAAATAGGTGATGCAAAAGATTCATTTTTGCCTCATGACTATGAAGCGGTTGAAAAAGGAAAGCGTTTTGTAATCATAAACAATTCTTTTATGGTAAGAAAAAACGCATGGGTATGTGAATGTGAGGGAGTGGAATTTTGCAGATGTAATACATTAAAAGAAGCAAAAATGCAGTGCGAAAATTTTGGGGAAATATAGTTAAATTCACCCGCCCCTGGGTGATGGGTATCCATATCGTTATGATGTGGAAGAAATAAAGGAGGACGAAGAGGATGACGATTGAAAGGATACTCAAGGAGATAGAGGCCAGGATTGCCTTGCTGGAGAAGCGGCGCAGTGTCCTTGAGGACAGGCTCCTGGGGTTCCGTCACTCAAAGCCCTATAGGGATATGGCTGACAGGGAACTGGATGACCTTCCACGCTCCTCCAGGTTCTGGATTGGATATGATAGATATGCCAATCAGATAGCGGGCATCAACCGTGAAATATACAGACTCCGTGGCATGTTGTATGGGTACCGACAATGTGACTAAAAGGCAAAAGGCATATAGCCGAAGCTACACGCCTTACCTTAAATGTAATATAACCAATTTCTACCCACAGGGATGGTCTCCCATCCCCGACACGTACATTGTATGGCTGTAAATCTCATACAATTTCTTTCAATCCTCAAGGGGGAGGACCCCCTTGGCAGAGCAAAAAAGACTTAACGCTTTTTAACTCTTTTCAATCCGCACGGACCCAGTTTGGGGAGTCTGTGATTGTAGCAAGGTCCCGTCTGCCACTGACTATAGTATATATCAGATGGGGCAGGAAATCAAGATATTTTTCCTTTCCGCTAACCAGGCGGCATCAGGTCCGTGACCTGTAGGAGGGACTAGGTGTTGTGGTGATGGATGACAGGTTTCGGCTCCGTCTTAATGTGAGACGGGCGCACAGGGGATACGCTAAACAGGCTGTCCGGCCTCCTGTGCCTAAACAATCATGGCTGGAAGTACTGGACCCCACAACACATATTGTAATTAATCATAAGCTAAGGAGTATATATGGATAAAATAATAAAACAAATATATGCAGGATTTGATAGGTTTCCCGCCGACATGATTGGTATAGACTCTCCTGGATACATACATATTAGGGATAAATGCTATGAGGCACATGAGGCATTCCGTCCTAAACTCCCCCTGGAACTTGTGGACGAATTTGATAAGTTAATGGAGTATGACTTGGCTATACTTGCGGCAGGCCAGGAGGATGGTTTTATAGACGGTTTCCGTCTTGGCGCACTTCTCATGATGGATATATTTTCGTAAAATAATGGGCGGTTATTATCCGCCCATCAATCTTTAAAAAATTCAGAATAATCCACCTTAAGCAATTCTTTTAACAAACGCAAATCGCTGGCCTTGATATTTCTCTTGCCGCTTTCTATATTTGCCAGCGTGCTTCTTGACATCATACTGCCAAGAAGCTGTAGCTGCTCTACGACAGCCTGCTGTGTCATGCCCTTCTCCATCCTGATATTTTGGATATTCCGCCCTATCGGCACATCCTGGAGTATCATCGTCATATACCCACCCTTTCCATCATTGCCACTATTTGGTGACATTATGGTATTGAGTATATCCATATTCTGTGTTAACATTGCCACTAGATGGTGACAATCGTAATTGTGCAAAGGGGGACGCATATGGACAGGATTACAAAGTATCTATGGATATCTGGAGTGATAACTGATGACCAGTTAATGGCACAACTCACTCCGGACGAACAAGAAATTTTGAAAAAGGTCTTGAAAAAGCCCAGCGACAAGGAAAACCGCGAGGCGCTGGATAAGATTTTTTATAGAATTGAACACGACTTGTGATGGCGGGACAGCCCCGCCATCTTTTTATTTTGCTAAACCTGGGAATTGCAGCGCCCCATCCATATCCGGGGTCAATGTGATTGGCTTACTTGCCATCTTTCCATCCGGGTCCAGATAATACCATTTTCCATATTGTTCCATCAGGCATGCTTTAAGCATTGCTCCATCACTGCCTAAATAGTACCACTCCCCCATGTACTTGTACCATTTGTTGCTCACCATCATTCCTGCTCCGTCAAACCAGTACCACTTCCCATCATCCTGGTACCATTTGTTGGCAACATATAGTCCAGTATCCCCCAGGTAAAACCTCCATCCATTATTTTCCTGCACCCATCCTGATTTCTTGTCCGGCGCTGGCTGCTCATATGAAATAAATTTAGGAATCCCCCACAGACTCCATCCGGCTCCTGCAAGTGCCTTGCGTCTAAAATTGATTTTACTGGATGCCATTTCCGAAACTGTTTTATTCAGGTCCGGCCTGTACCATCCAATATGATTTATTTTCCCATCAGCATTTCGCTTAAATACCATGCAGGGTATATCTTCTGGCAATGTAGCAATTCCACCCTTTTTTATGCATCCAGCATAGTATCCCGCAGCCGTGTTGTCACTCCCCGCAAGCGGCATGAATGCCCCGGAACAATCAGCACCTATCCTTCCTTCCCCAGCGGACAGCTTTTCGCTGTAGTAATCCCAATCATATGTACTGCTTTTATATACCGCATAGGCTTTTTTAATCGTGATATCACTAATGACATCCCCATTCATCCCCCATACATATAGGGCGTGTCCCTGTTCGATTTTGTCCCACCATTCGTTTGCTACTTTTACTGTTTTCATATTATCTTCCTCCGTGTAATTATAGGCTACATATCATGGCCCCACTTGTCCCACCATTATATGGTCTGCCATCATCGCCAATCTTTATGTCAATTTCCGGCGTAACGTCCGATGATAATGCATCCGAAATCCTTGTATATTTCGTATCCTTCCATACTTTCAGCATGCTAATCTTTAGTATGTCATAGTTATAATACTGCTCCCCGCTGGTGATGGCATCTGTAAGCGCTTGCTCTGTTTTATAGTGGTCCGGGTTTTCCGCTGTAGCTGTACTCCTATCGCTTGTGTTGATATATAGATGCCCTGAATTTTTCTGCAAGATACCTGTTGCAGCGATTGTTGGGACATCCACAGCCTCGTCATAACTTGATTTATATAATCCTTTGCACATTAAAAGTTTGAGTGGGGATGATGCCAGCACGTTCATGCCTGCGTCCAGCTTTGCGCTGCTGCGTGGCACATTGGATTGCTGTGCTGCCGGCGTAAGATTCATCGCCATCACAAAAGCGGACTTATCCTTATTGGGTGCGAAGTATGCCCCACATGTACCTGAATTATTATTCGGTGCCTTGCTAGTAATCATAGCGGTTCCATTTTCCACTTCTTTCGGCGGGTTCGAGTATCCCTCAAGCCCAATTAAGATTGTGCTATTTTCTGTAATTTCTGCTAATGGAACATAGGCAACCTTTCCGCCAAAATCATAATAATCTGACGCTGGATTGGATACCGTCAATGTAACAATATCCGACTCAAGCGAATCCCCATAGGAATCCGTCACAAGGCACTTGTACTGCCTATTGTTTCTGCACCCAAGTGCTTCTATGGTTAACGTATTGTTGGTTGCCTCATTGATGGCTGACCAGTTTGGCGAACCTGGGTTGCGCCTATAAAACCATTGGTAGGTCAAGTCCTTACCAGTAGCTGTAATAGAAAAGTTTATATCGGTGCAGATTGTAGCTGTTTCATTAACTGGCTGGGTGGTAATCTGTAGGCGCTCATCCTCAGATTCATGTGCAGTTATTGTCACTGAGCATGTCAAATCCTCATATGCAATCGTAAATACATTCTCTCCTTGTGCTAATGTCAAATTACTTTCCTTAATGCTATAATCTGTAATTACTTTCGATGTCTGGTCCATGTAATGCAGGGTCACTTCAAGCAGTGACTTGTCAAGTACCTCACCTTTGACGCAAAAATCCTTTTTATATATTGCTGTGATATGTGACTGTATCTTAGTCAGCAATCCAAGATCAGATGCCCGCGCAAATATTTTCTCAATCGATTCATCATCCAGTTTCATCATCCTTACGTTGCCATTGGGCATGACCCGGAACATGGAATCCCCACGTCCGGCATGATAAGCCGGACACTTTATTCGGGCCGCTTTTGTGAATGTTTCGACCCTCACCCCTGTGGTCTTACAGTATATCAGCAATTCTTCCAATCCTGCCGCTGACGGTTGATTTGCGTTGGCATGTGTGCAGATTATAAGCCATGTCTTTTCCGTGATGGCCTTGTCTATCAGACCTTTTGCCGCAGCTACGCTTTGTGTACCCTCAAGCATATAATATCTTCCGATAGCCATTGGGTCAGAAATCTCCCCATTTATTCCATCGTCCCCCGTAATTAAGGTCAGTCCATATTTGGTATAGCGTTTTGCCATTGTTTTTTTGATGCTTTCTGCATTTCCCCATGGATATACCGTACAATTGTAATCCAGTCCATTTTTGCGGAATAGCTTATCGGCCCCTCCGTATTCTGCTTCTAACCCCTCCTCCGTACAGTTGGTAGCCGAGCCGGAAAACACATCCTTATTATGGCTTAAGGTGTGGCTTTGTAAATCAAATCCTTCTCCAACTAATTCCCGACACTGTTCCCAATCCATTGCCTCATATGGGTCCCCGCTGGTTGTAGTACCTATTGGGTTCTCTGCCCTAATTGCCACAACCGCAAACGAACAGCAAAGGCCGTGTTTCCTATAAAGCGGAACAAAGTTTTTGTAGAAGTCAATATGACCATCATCATCTACAAATGTAACTACTGCTCCGTCATACTCTTCATTCCCGATATTTGATGGTGCATTTTGGTGTACATTCTGTACACTTTCTAATCGACCAACTGTTTTGTTTTCTGGGTTATCTGTGGCCTCCTGTAAACCATTCTCCAGGTTATTTAATTTTTGGGATGTTATTAATTCCCCATCTTTCCACGTATGTGGCGTATAAGTCATATTGTCACCTCAAACAAAAACGAAGGGATGGCGCTTACCCATCCCCTCGTATTTTTTCCTCGCTGTCATCATAGTGTTGCATTCAGATTGCTGCGATATCACAGTTTACTTTATCCCAGGTCCGTGATGCTCATCTTCTTCAATCCCGCCTGCTGGCTTTGGTGCCACCACGGTTACAGGCGATTCCTCCGACATTGGCGTAGTTGGCTTGTCATTACGCTCATCTGCTTTCCCGGTCGCTGCCCCAGTTGTTACATATGTTGTGTCCTGTGCGCCCTTCGGCCTGGCCTTCTGTGCCACATCATTTGCCCTCTGCTCCGCCGTCCTCTTGTCTGCATGTCCTTTTAATACTGCCATAGTCTTATCCTCTCTTTCTTAGCTGATTTTTTCTGTTTCTGCATTAATAAGTTTTTCTGTTACTGCCAGACCTTTGATTAAAAAGGAGGGTACATTGTAACCACATTCGACCAGGTTCTCCAAGATGCTACGTATTTCATTTACTAGTAGGCATGCCAATGTGAACCACCCCAGCAGCAAAAGAAAATCCAGATTAATCCCCAATACATCCCGACCCAAGCTGATAAACATTTTTGGCATTAAAAAAGCCACTAGGATAATCACCCAGTAGCCCAGCTTTTTTAAAATGCCCTTCAATCCTGCTTTGCTGGATTCTTTCCCCAGCTTCCTGGCCTTATACCATCCTGTTAACCAATCCATGGCATTAAAGAGCAGATACCCTGCAAATATGTACCAATATGGTCCCAGGATGGCTATAAGGACTGTTACTCCCGTTGCATATGCTGCATTGCACTTGTCCAAAAATTTCATTTCTATATACCTCTCTTTTCTATTTTATATTCTCAAACCTTCAATACTGTCTAATCCACAGATAATTTACCCATCTCTTACACCCCCAATCCTTTAAATATTTTATTGTTTAATCCTCCTTTGTGTGTTATAGTCTCAATAAGCGGCCCATTTTTATGAGCCGTATTTTTTATCTCACGATAATAAAGATTACGGGAAGCTGGGAAGGGTATGTACCAATA